TTAACATCGGCGTCAGGATAGTTTGCAAGCGCAAAAGCAAACCACCCTGCATCATAAAGCTGCTTATCATCGTGCGATGGTAAATTTCCAGGCCTTACAAAAAGTGTTTTGTAAAACTTTTGGTCTGTGAAATTACAACGCGCGGGTTGCCATAAAGGCCCTGTAGTTGACCCTTGCCAATTCAGAGCTGAACTCTGAGAGGAAGGTGTCGTCTGTTCTGCATTGTAAGCAGGAATCATATCCAACGAACCAGTGACAGCTGAACTACATGAGGGAACATAATGAAAAGATAACCGCTTAAACCTGTACTGTTGGTAAGCAATAGCAATCTTGTACAACCAAGGAAAAGTTGTAGCAAGACCAGGGTTAAGGTCAAACCTCTGAGGTACATAATCAGAGGCTGCGGTAGCAGCAAAAATGTTCTGCAAAAACTCCTTATGGCGTACAGTAATTCGAGCTCCCCCGTTGTAACGGGGCCCTGAATTCCTAAATCCCGCTGCCTGGGCCATAGGCGCAGTATAACCAGGCAACTGATGAAAACCGACAGGACGCATGCTAGCAAGCCTGCCACGTCCTCGGCCGCGACCACGACCTCTGACAGTTCGTACATTACGTACTAACTGCTTAACTACTTTCTTGACTGCTTTCTTCTTTGTGTATTAGCAGCCTTCTTCTTACGTTGCACTCGTCTTTTTCTTGGCATAGTCTAGTTGAAATCAGCTAATATATCTATAACTGCACTTCCTAGTTCTTCTTTTAAACTGGTATCTTCTTTACTGGCCAAACCAGTTTCAGAACCTGCGAAAAGGAAAGCTAACTCATCATCAGACTTATACACAGACATAACATCATCATAAGAAAAAATATCAATGCCCTTATGCTGGCATTGAGAGTGTAACGCAGAACGGTAATGCTGGTGAAGCCAGTCAATATACGATTGCAGCAAATACCGTGTTGGTTTATGCATCCAACTAGTCATGCGCAAAGCACTAGCTTTAAGCAACGACCAGCGGGCGGCAGCAGCCAAATTATCAGCCTCGCCACCCAAATACCGAGCCTTATAAAGCATTGAGGAAATAACTTTATCCGCATTAGGAACAGGAAAAAACATCCCACACTCCTCCTCAAAGCCATGCGAGAGAAAAGATAAATTCTTAAGTAAATCTCGCTTAGTCGCCTCAGGCTTCATTATCAAGCCAATTGAATTCCAAACTTTGGCGACAGTCTCGATATTAAACCAACTAACAACATCATTTGAGCACGTCCACAGTGAGTCATCACCACAAAGTGCAGCTCGGACATGCAAATGAAAGAAGCTGTAGTCGGGCTTACCGCCCAACTTAATCCAAGCATAACAAAATAACATATAATGAATCATCGTGTTCGTTATGATAGTCAAGGAACTACCACTAGGATTTCCTTGAAACTTGGAATACAACTCCCCATTAGGGCAAACAATCTGCCCATAAACAATGTTGCGAAAGTAGTTACGAGTAAGAAGTTCAGTCTCTGAGTTCTTATTTCGATCATCATAGAAAGAATAGAAGACTTCACCTAAAGCCTCTATCCAATCAGCATGTATTATAGCATCATAGTTGGAAAAATCACCCTCAAAAGCATTTGGGAGGGCATTAAGATATCTATATAATCTATCCCAACCACCATAATACATTGAATCACCCACCCGGCTCCAATAACCGTGCAGGCCAGCATTAGCATAAAATTTTGCAGTCATCTCACCAAACAATATATTGCCTAACGCTGTGTTACGCCACGAAGCTCCCGTAAAGGTTCTAAACTCATTAGCTTTAACTTTCTTGACCTTACGTAGCTCTTCTTTTGCTGTACAGACGTAACATTCGAAAAAATTCCCAGAGACTAATTCATCTCGCAATTTCTTGATCTCACCCAACGCATACTCAGCTTGATCAAAAATTGCACGCTTATCCGTATAGCCAGGACCATACCAACACGAGCGATTATAAGGAAAACCTGGAGAAGTACTTAAATTCATTTGCGATTTTAACTTCTCATAGTCCCAATTCACAGCACTTTTTCCCATGCAAGCAAAATGGCGCTTACACCAAATCTTGCACATTTGAAGTATATCAGAGTCTGGTGCCGAGAGATTAGCCTCATATTTTCTTATTGACAAATAAGCTGAATCTCCTTGGGGAATACCATACGTCCAAGTATTGAACGTTTCCTTGGGATCCCGGGTTGTCCCCGGTAAATCTCTCAAAAACCGATAAAAAAGTTTATCGTCGCGATTTTTCATCTTAGAATCGCCTGATTGGTACGGATAACGGAAACAGTCCTCCCTATCTTTAATTCTCCCTCTAGCCACCTTAGGAGGATCTATATACAAGGCAGCTAGCTGACTGACAGGTGTTAGAGGGAGAAGCGAAAAAGCGCCGGTATAAGCGCTTCATTCGCCAAACCCGTTTGTGCATCACCTATCAAATGGAATCCCACAAAGTACTTCCCATGCATAATAGCAGCGCCGCAATTACCTTTATCAGTAGGACAGGAGTGAACTAACACTCCGTCATTGCGAACGTCTTCTACTTTACCAATACCTTCATATGGTTGGGGGACCGAATTATTTTCCCAACTCCAAAACCATAGAGGAGCTCCAACAACAGGAGCATTTGCTATTGTAAGCTGTGGAAATACTCCCTGGCCATTAAAGCGGGGATGGACAGAGAAAACATATGA